TTATTCGTAATGTCATATAAAATCCTGCTGCCTGTTGCGTTGAATGTCAGCTCATCTTGAAGTGCTGTTCTTTCCTTTGCTGCAGCAGCCTGCTTTGCCTCAATATCTTCTTGCGCGGCAGGGCCACCCTCGACCTTAACATATCCATAGGTTTCATTACCCTGATCGTCTTTGCCCCTAACAAGGCGATAGCCTTGCGGCGTAGACCCAAACTCTTGCTTGACCCGCAAAAAGTCTGTGAATGAACCCTGAAAACCATCTTGCTTGGCTAGCGCATATTCGCGCATGTCATCTGTGCCTTTTTGGCCTTTTCCAAAACTTAATGCATCCGATGCGCTTATCGCCCCCTGACGTAAAAGATTTGCCGCATCAGTTTGCCCAATGCGCTCTAAATAATCCGCAGTGGCGTTTCTAGATACTTGCTTCCTGCGCTCTTCAGCGCGATTAGCGATGGCCTGCTGCGCACCAGCTATCTGCGCGGCAAACGCACGCGGGTCAGACCCAGCAAGAATACCCATCCGTAGTCGATCACGGAAATCTTCGCTAAGACCCAGTGCGCCACCTATCCCTTGCCCACCAAGTATGCCACCAAGTAAGCCTTGAGGCTGCTGTTGAGGTTGAGCCATTTGTGCTGGTTTATTATCCATAGACGCACCGCCTTTTCCGTAACCTTCCCAAGCACCTGTGCCTTGGGTTTTAAGAATATATTGACCAATCTTGTCCTGAGTGGCCTTGTCAAATTTCTGATTTAGGTCAAGCCCAAGTGCATCTACCGCCTTGCGCAATGTTGATCCTACGACCTGATACGCGCCGACTGGTGTTGCAACACCCATTTCTGGGTCTGGTCTATTCTTCGCAACATACTGACCGTATGCGCCCTTTGGATTTGTAAAATCTAAAACTTGCGCAAGAGACATATCAGAAACTTTAACATTGCTGAACGCACCATCTGGACGGTTCTGATAGCCGAAGAGGGCGTCATAGTCGCCCCCGCTTTCACCGCCAAATATATTCTTCTGATGCTGTTCCCAAGTAAGTGCCATGCTAAATAAACGCCGTGAGTAGACCTAAAGGATTGAATGGTGTACTTGACGTTGCGGTAGTCGGAACCTGAATACCACCAAGTACGCTTGTCATTGCGCCCAAGCCCTGCAGTGGCGCACCAGCCGCGCCATAGTACTGATTTCTTGCTGCATCAGCCAACTGCTGCTCCAACTGACGCTGGAACGCGCCCTGACGCGAAATCGCGTCCTGCGTGCTTTGCCCCATTCCGTAAAGCTGACCGCCAAGCCCTGCAAGGCCACCAGCACCACCAGCCTGAACACCTGCCGCGCGGAACGCTGCGTCCACATTGCCCGTGCGAGCCTGTTGTTCTAGCTCCGCTTGGCGCATCTGACGTTGGCGCTCCCCACCAATATCAAACTGCGCTGCGCCCATAGCAGTGTCATAAGCGCGTTGACGTTGCTGCGCTGCAATGTCGCCAGCCATGCGCCCATACTCACCAGCCATAACACCTTCAGCAACGCCGTGACGCGAGCCACCAAACGCGCCTGCCTGAGTAGCCTGTGCGCCTAGCTGGTTTTGCGACATTTGCTGTTGACGCATAATGTCTTGCTGAGTGCGATCAATGACGTTCTGTGTGTATGGGTTCATGTATTGGTCAAGATTGGCGGTGCCTAAAGTTCCCGCCTGACCAATCTGCGCTGCGCTCATTGTGGGAGCTTGAAAGTTCGATAAATTGCCGTATGTCTCGCCTGCCCCGCGCATTGCTTGAGCAGAACCTTGAAACACATTCGTAGCTGGCTGAATTTGTTGATTACCTTGCTGTCCCATTATTAACCTCCGAACAAGCCTTTGAGGCCACTAAATAAAGTGTTTGAATTAGAACCTTTGTTTACAGACGCAAAGAAGTCTTTATTTTCCTTGCTAGGGCGAGTGGTCACAAGCGATCCAGAGCCACCGAATGATGTTGGGTTATCATAAGTAATAGGACCACCAAAAATCTCACTTACCTTATCCCCCACGATAGGAATACCAGATGTGGTACGACGCAGGCTGTCCTGCAAGCCCACACCTGCTGGGGCATAACCCTCTGGATACTGCGGTCTAGACGCAAGGATTTTATCACGCTCCGATACGTAAACATCACTTTCGCTTCCCGCTCCAGCTAGTGGCTGCGCAGAGGCAAAGCCATTGCCGCCCGTGGCTGCGCTTGCCCCAACAGCAGGTAGCGGGCCAGTGCCAGCGCCAGTAATCGGATCAAACCCTGTCATACGCGCAAAGTATTCATACTGATCTGGGCGCTGCTCTTTTAGACGCTCCATGTCGGCAACATACATTGGATAAGAGCTATATCCAGTTACACCACCAGATGTGACTGTCGGCATGCCGCCCATACTCAACTCAGCAGGCGCATCTAAGCCAAATGCTGATGCCATAGAGCCTACGTTGCGTGATGCAGCTTGCTCATATGGGTTTACGGCAACAACATCTACGCCTGTGTAGGGTGTGCGACCTAGCTCATAAATCTGGTTGGCGCGGGAAATAGCTTCCTTTGCCGCTGTGGCGTACCATTCAGGCAACTCTGTCGATTGAGTACTTCTGCTGCTTCCCATTCTAAAACTCCAAGTGCATCGTAACAGAGTGTGGCTTCCAGCCAATTCTCTCTAAAGGTTTCTGCCATCCAAATCGACCATCAAACGTAGCAAATGAACAGCCTTGCTTTTGCGCCCATTCTTTCACATTTTCAGTCATTTGTAAAATTTCATCTAATTCACCACCCGCAAGGAACACATGCAAGGCTTTCCTGTCATGATATACCACTATTTCCGTAACAATGCATCCCCGCTTTGCAGGCCATAATTGCATCATCCCAGAGTTAATACCATTAACAACTTGCTCCCATGTATTAAGACCGCCCGATTTCTCTAAGGCGGTTTCTATCCATGATCTGCAGTATTCGATAGGATTATCCATGCATCCTCGTTATGTGCAGTGTAGACGCGGGTGCGGCAGGTGCAAACGCTGTCGCCGCTGTCGCATCAAGTTTGCCGCTTGTGCTAGACGTTGCCCACATGACCTGCAAGTAATCTCCCGCAGTTACGTCAAATTTTGCGCTGCGTGATGCCACGAATGTTGCGCCATTAACGTGCAGCGAATTTACCATTGTATTATTCGGCGCGTCTGTCCCATTTAGTCTGGGCCAAAAATAGAATGTCACCGTACTAGCAGATGACGATACGATCTGTGCAGAAAACATGACCAGATATTCGCCACTCTCATCAAAGACAATCTTTGTCGGGTCTGTGCCATCAAGTGAAATGCTTTTCGCACCTGTGGGTGCGCTGTATTGGATCGCATAGGCAGTGTTTGCAGCCGCCGCTGTTACATCTGTGGTGCGATACAAAGAGGCGTGACCATCTTCTAAGATAATCTGCACAAATTCGTCGCCCTTCGATACAACAGGATATTGGTTTTCACGATCCCATAGGATCACGCCATCCTCTGATGGGTTATCATCTGCCGTCTTAAAGCCTAGTTTAGACAAGTTTCGCTGTAGGTAATTAGATAAAGAACGCCCCCACTGGCGCAAATCAGGGCCAATAGGGGGCAGAATGGGGCTAGGCATTACCGACGACCCCCAGCAACGACATCAACACGCATTGTGCCGACACGCCACCTTGTTGGCTGATCACCCTCTACACGCATCCTGAACTGGCGACCTGAGAAACGCACAGATGTAGGATTGGCGGGGTTATACGGCCCGTAGGTGCGCTCTGTGTCATTTGGATGAAAACGCGTCTTAAAGGTTACGTCAACGTCACCCTGCGTTTTTTCGTCTGGGATTAGCTTGTTTACCTTTGCGATCTGATCACCCGCGCCGATGCTAATCGGGCCTGTTTCTGCGAAAACTGTCGCGCTGTCGTAGTTTACGCCAACCTCATGATCATAGATGTCTGTATCCGCGTTGTGGCCCGCCATCCAAGGATAACGGAATACACCGCGCGGAACACCTGATGTACGCGCCAAGTCACCGATTAACCAGTGGTTTTCCTTGTAGTCAAAAACAACATAGCGGTCTATTTCCGTGCTATTAGATGAACAGTAGAACCACCAAACTTCACCATACTGACCGTTTGCCACGGCCCAACATTTAGATTGCTGCCCTACGTTGAAGTCATCAAACACATAATCGTGAACATCACAGGGTATTTCTTGAACGCTATTACCGTCAAAGCGGAAGAAACCACGCTGCCCCATCCAGAACACGCCCGCGTCAGTGTCACATGCCGCCTTACGCGCAATAGCACCGCACGATGTACCTACACGCTCAAACCCGTATACATAAGGTGGGCCTAGATAACGCGCTGTGTGTGCGTCCTGATCCGTCAAGATAAGCGTTTGACCCTTAGCCCGAACGCCCTGCATAATCTGACCAGATGTCTGCAAAAGAATGTCGCCAGCTTCGTTTGTTGCGGCGGGTGTCCATGTGGTGTTGTCCTCACGGTCACACCATTGCACCTTGCGCGGATTGCCCCCAGCACCAAGGCAGAATACAAATCTTTCTTCCGTTACAACCATACCAAGGCTGTCTGTTGGTGCGTTACTTACGACTGCCGCATTTGCTGCCGTGTTAAGCTGCCATTCTAGTAAACGTCCGTCATCGTAGTGCAGCGCAAGCAAATATTCACCCCAGTTGTCTAAGGCCCACGTTGTCGCCTCTAAGGGTACGCTATCATCGTTTGACTGAATAGGTTGACCAAAATATCCCAGTCCATAAAACCCACCGCCAAAGCCAGTATTAACGCCAGCATCTTCGCGGCCTGCGGCTAAGTCAGTTGGTGTAATATCCGTGACCACACCCGCACCCGTCATAACTTTCAGCTCTGAGTGAGAGCCGCCAGCCATCCATGCGTTCCCGTTATTAGTTTCCCATGTATGCATTCCACGCAGCGGGTTTGTGCTAAATGAGGCTTTGCGCTCTTGCCAGCCCCCAATAGGACGTAAGCTGTTGTCACGCCAACGAACTAGCGAACCATCACGCCAACGGTTGCTTTGTTCGTAATCTGTGCCGTTGCGGTAAAATCCTGCGGGGATGTCTAAGGGAACCAGTGCCATTATGTTGCTCCGTAGATTGTACCGTTGTCTGTTAGTGTGTACGTTACGCCGCTGTCTAAAATCGCTGCACCGCCTGCACCGCCCGCACCTGCATAGCCAGAGCCACCCGCTGCCCCCCAGCCGCCACCTGCACCACCTGAACTACTAGCATTAGCACCTGCATCACCACCTGAAGCACCAGCTGGGCCTGTGTAGTAAACGGTTGTTCCAGTGGAGTTTGTATATTGTGAACCAGCACCGCCAACCCCTGGGAG